GTTCTTCACCCATTACTTGTGTAGCAATGTTAACTTTTTTACGAAGAGCTTTTACAATTTTTTCATCAACCGTGTCTTCGGCAAGTATATCAACATAAGTCATTGGTTTCTCTTGACCAATACGGTCAATTCTTGCTTCAGATTGTTGGCGTTTTTCAAGATCATAACCATTAGAATAATAAATCATAGTTGATGCACCCGTAAGTGTAATTCCGTATCCGCCGGTCTGTGGTGTACCTACTAAAAATCGTATTTTACTTTCTGGATCTTGCATCTCTCTAATTGCTTTCTGTCGATCTTCAGGTGTTGTATCACCATAATAGGTCATCACAGAACCAGGGTATTCTTTCTCAATCTCTCTTACAATAGTGGCAATATCATGACGCCAATGCGCCCAAATTACAGCTTTGCCTTCAACTTCTTCTAAAACATTCATTAGTTCTGTAATACGATTATTTTTAATTTCTTGAATTGAGTCATCATCGGCTTTAAAATGACCACAAGTAATTTGCTGTAGTCGCATAATTTGAGTAATGGCATTAGCGGTTGTAACCATTTTACCGTTTAGTTCAGCAAGTGCCATAGATTTCATTTGCTCATACACTCTTTTTTGCTCAGGCGATAATTGTATAATTCGTTTCATAAATGTTTTAGGTGGTAAATCCAAACAATCATCTTTTAAAACACGATAAGAAAATTTTTTTACTGTTTCTGACAATTCATGTAAATTTCTATAACCCACAACTAACTGCACCGAACGTCCATTAAAATTAGCTGATTTCATGATGGCATAACGGGTACGAAATGCAAAATAAGAAGAAAAATCTAATAGGTACTCGTCTAAAAACTCACATTGCGTATATAAATCTAATGGTGACTTAGTCACCGGTGATCCAGTTAGTATTCGTCTATATTTACTTAATTTAGATAAACGCAATATGTTTTTAGTTCTTTGTGCGCCTGGATTTTTAATTGTTGTACTTTCATCAATAGCAACAAGTGCATTGTGGCAACTTAAAAATTTAGCAGCAAAATCAAGTCCTTTTTTAGTAGAAAAAGCTTCTACATTCATAATAAGAATATGTAGGTCCACTTCAGGTTTAAATAGAGTATCTAATTTTGCCTGTTGTTTCTTATTAATTAACGCTTGCCACAAAACGGTCTTTTTTTGAATATGATTAACTAAATGTGTTGGTATTTCAGAGTCAAACCAATTTTTGTAAACACCTTTAGGTGCTATAATTAAGGCACCGTTAATTTTACCTTTATCATAAAGCATAGATATATTATCTAGCAGCACTTTTGATTTACCCGTACCCATTTCCATAAAGAGAGCAAATACTTCTTTTTTCCACGACATTTCCAATGCTTTTAATTGATGAGCATAGGGTTTAGTTTTAAATTTATAATTCATAATTTTTATTTCTACTTTCTATTGACTTTTATACAATAAAGTCCTATGTATTGTCAAGAAAGTTATGAGTGATTATACAAATCTAAAACAGAATAAAGAACCTATCGTTTATGTGCTGCAAGAATTACCAGGTACAAGAATGGGTCGTCCTAAATTTAATATTATGGGTGCTCAAAAATACGGTAAGTTAAAAGTGTTGTTAAGAGAAGACACACAAATTATTCTAAGTCCAGGTCCTATCATTTTTGAATTAAGACGTTTGTTAAAAGATTACAACTCCAACGATCATTTATTATTATCAGGAGATCCATCAGTTATTGGATTGGCATGTGCTATTGTATCTGATATAAACAATGGTAGATTTAATTTATTAAAGTGGGACAGACAAGAGAAAGTATATTACCCATTAGAAATAAACCTATATGAAAGAGGAAAAATAGATGAATGAGAACTTACAAAAAATGTTTATTGAGGATGCACCTCAAGACGTTGATAATTTAACGGGCGCAGAAAATTTATCTGATTTAGTTCTTCAGTTACAAAAACTTGAAGATGAACTTAAAGCAGATGAAGAAGCTCTTAAACGTAAAAAAGAAAAAATAGATAAAATATCAGGAATAGCGATTCCTGAAATTATGCAAGCCATGAAGTTAAAGACAATGAAATTGTCTGATGGTTCTGGCATAGAAATTAAAGAAATATATAGCGCAACAATTCCTTCAACAAACAAGGAAGGCGCTTTTACATGGCTTCGAGAAAACGGCCTGGGTGATCTTATTAAAAATGAGGTTACTGTTGCCTTTGGTCGTAACGAAGATAACAAGGCGAGCGAATACGCAGACCTTGCACGAGGTCGTGGGTACCAACCGACGCAAAAGCTGAAAGTTGAACCCATGACACTCAAAGCATTGTTTAGAGAGCGTTCTGAAAATAATCAGGAACTGCCATCTGAACATTTTAACCTGTTTAAGGGCAACAAAACAAAAATAACAAGGAGCAAATAACATGACACAAGAAACAAGTGACATAGCGACAAAACAAGGTGGAGCATTAGCGACTTTAGACTTTGTACAAGATTCAGGAATGGGTCTTGAAAACATTGATAAAGGCGATCTTGCATTACCTTTTCTGAAACTACTACAAAGTGGTTCAGATGAAACAAAGAAAAAACATGCTAAATATGTTGAAGGCGCAGAAGCCGGTATGTTTTACAATACAGTTACTAAAAAACTGTATAGTGGAGAGAAGGGAATTGAGTTAATTCCTGTCTTTTACAGAATGACCTATCCCGAATGGGCACCTTTTGAACGAAGAGAAGGTAGACCTGTTCATAACGATAGAGGACCAGGCATTATGGCAAAGACAACTCAAAACGACCAAAACAAAGATATGTTGGACAATGGTAATCAAATCATTAAAACAGCAAATCATTTTGTTATTATCAATGGTGACAGACCAGAAAAAGCTTTGATGACGATGAAGTCTACTCAGTTAAAAGAAAGTAGAAATTGGAATTCATTAATGGAAAATGAATTTGAAATCGATCCTAAAAGTAAAAAGGCTGTACCAGCACCCATATTTTCTAGAATTTACAAACTAAATTCTGTTGAAAATTCAGGTAGCTTTACTTGGCATGGATACAAAGTATCTTTATTAAGAAAAGTAGATAATGCTGCTCTATACCAAATGGCTAGAGATTTTCACAGCTCACTAAAAGCGGGTCAAAAGAAATCTGCTGAGAGTGCAGAAGAAAGTCAATCTAATTATTAGTTTCTCGTAAGAGGAATGAGGGCGAGAGCGGGAGACTTAACTCGCCCTTAATAAAGGGATCATTATGTTAGATGAGTATATAAAATTATTTTCTGGTTATGATGGAGATTTTGGCATTGCCGACATGTCCAAAGCAAAGCTCGACTCAGAAAGAAATAAACTTAAACCAGACTATGAGTGGGCAGGAAGACCAATCACTTCAGCAGATTATAAAAATCACATTGATGGCAAAATATCAATTGGGATACAGCCTTGTAGACTTGATAAGACAGCACAATTTGCTTGTATTGATATAGATCCAAAAAATTATTCAGAATTTAAAGTCAAACAATACTTAGAAAAATTTGAACAATATAAATTACCTTTAATTCCATTGCTCTCTAAAAGTGGTGGCTTACATTGTTATATATTTTTAAAAGAACCAATTCCAGCTGCAGATTTAATAGAAGCAGTAAAAGCATTTTTGCTTCCCTTAGAATTAAAACCTAACACAGAAATTTTTCCAAAACAAAAAGAATTAAAAGAAGATGAAAAAGGCGATATTAAACCAGGTAATTTTATTAATTTACCTTATTACAATAATGGAACAACAACTCGATACGCTGTAGATAAGAACAATTCTAAACTGTCTTTAGAGCAATTTATAAAATTGGCCAATGAATCTAAAATAACAAAAGAAAGATTAGACGCACTAGTAGAAGAGACACATAAAAATATTTTATTGGGATCAAATCCAGAATTTTCTGATGGTCCTCCTTGTTTAGCTAGATGCTCTAAATCTAAACTAGATGATGGAAGAGATCGATTTATGTATAACTATATGGTTTTTGCTAAGAAAAAATACAAAGACAAATGGCATGATTTTGTATCAAAAGCAAACTATGCTTATTTAGAAACTCCATGGGATAAATCTAAATTAGATCAAAAATTAAAAGCATGGGACAAAGAAACAGCAGGACATACTTGTTATGAAGATCCGATTCAAGACAAGTGCATGAGAAGTTTATGTTATTCTAGACCCTTTGGAATTAAATCAGATAGTATTAATGCTTTTCCAGAAGTTACCGATTTTCAAAAAATAAATTACGAACAACCTGAGTATAGGTTTAATGTCATTTTACCAAATGATGATAAATGTGAAGTTGCTATTCCTAATTTAAAATTAATGACAAACCAAAAAGAATTATTAAGTTTAATATGGGACCAGGCTGATACATACTTTGAACCTCTTAAGCCAAAAGATTTTAGAGCAAAGTTAAATGAGTGGAAAAAAAATGGTCAAACTATTAAACCACCAGAAGGAACACATATTGATGATCAATTAAGAGACGAACTATATCAATATTGTGTCAATGGGCCAAGAGCAAAAGAAAGAATACAACTAAAAAATGGAGCATGTTTTACAGAAGAAGGTTATCATTATTTTAAATTTCCATCATTCATTACGCATCTGGGAAACAGTTGGAAGATTGATCAACAAAAAATTGCACATAAATTGGAAGACAAATGCAAAGTAGAATTTAATCATTCTTTTAATATAGATGGAAAAACAGAAAAAGTTTGTAGAGTAAAACAATTAGAGACTAAACAGATAACTTATAAAACAACTGAAAGAAAAGGATCAAATTATTAATGAGATACAAAGTTATTGGTCCTCCAGGCACCGGAAAAACAAGAAGACTACTAAATGAAGTGCAAAAATATGTAAAAAAAGGAGTATCAGTAAATAGAATAGGATATTTTGCTTTTACACGCAAAGCAGCGGGCGAAGCAAGAGATAGATATTTAAACGTTGAAACACATTTATCTAAAAAAGACATAAAACATTTTCAAACATTACATTCATTAGCATTTAATAATTTAGGTCTAAAAGAAGAAAATGTAATGCAAGAGCTTAATTATAAAAGAATTGGAGAAGAATGTGGTATTCAAGTGACCTATGCATCATACGAAACAAACAGTTGGAATGGTATTTTTTCTTCAGACAGTGAATATTTAAATTTAATTAATTTAGCAAGAGTTAGACAAACTTCTCCATTAGAAGAACTTGATAGAAACGAACATTTAGGAAAAATAGAAAGATTTAAATTAGATGCTATAGCTAAAGAAATTACCGATTATAAAGAAGTGAATGGTTTAATCGACTTTACTGACATGTTGGATAAATTTTTAATTAAAGGAAATGTTAATAACAAATTTGATGTTATTTTTGTTGACGAAGCACAAGACTTATCTCTTATTCAATGGAAAATGATAGAAAAAATAGAGAAGGATAATCAATGTGATGTATGGGTAGCAGGCGATGATGATCAAGCTATTTTTGGTTGGGCTGGTGCGGACGTAGATTCTTTCATTGATTGGAAAGCAAAAGAAATACCACTACAGCAATCAGAAAGAGTTCCAAGTGAAATACAAATAAAAGCATTGGGGATTATAGATCGTGTTCAAGACAATAGATTAAATAAAGATTATTTTCCTAAGAAAGAAGCAGGAGAAATATTAATGCAATTTAAATTATCAGCTGTTGATATGACAAAAGGCGAGTGGTTAATATTAGCAAGAACTAATCCACTTCTTAAACCTATTCCTAGATATTTAAAAAGCCAGGGTTTATTTTTTGAAACAGCACAAGGTAATAGTATAGGTAAAACACTTTTTGAGGACATTGGTTATTGGAATCAAATGAGAAAAGGAGAAAAAATTCCTGAGGTACAAGAACAAAGAGTTTTAGAAAGAATGAGCAAAAGAGATGAAACACAAACTTGGTATGATGCATTTGATCAAGTTGTACCATCAACCAAAGATTACTTACGTTCTATGTTAGCTAATGGTGAAGATCTTAGTAAAACACCTAGAATAAAAGTATCAACAATTCATGGAGCTAAAGGTGGAGAAGCAACAAATGTTGTTTTATTTTTAAATCAAACTCTTAACACTATGAAAGCTGCTAAAAAATCTGTAATTAAGCAAGATGAAGAGTATCGTGTTTGGTATGTAGCAGTCACCAGGACAATACAAAAACTATACTTAATTAAATGTAACAATAGACAGAAGGAGTTTAAAATATGAGTGCATACGATAAACAAATTGGAGGATCCCATTACAAGAAAATGAAAATTCAACCGAGCAAGTTTGTAATTGAGAACGAATTGCTTTTTCCGGAAGGATCGGTTATAAAATACATCTGTAGACATCGTTTTAAAAATGGAAAGGAAGATTTAGAAAAAGCTGTTCACTTTATTGAAATGATAATTGAAAGAGATTACC